TGCAAAGCAGGCTGGCTGGAAAGGGTGGTTCCCTCATTATCTCGTACTTGGTGATGACATAGTCATCGCCGATGCCGCGGTAGCTGAGGCCTACCTTAACGTATGTAACGACTTCGGAATCAAAGTCGGTTTGGCTAAATCTCTGATATCCCGAAAAGGATTGATGAATTTCGCCTCACAGACGCTTCTTGGTAACAAGAACCTCTCTCCGATCAGCCTGGGTGAAGAGCTAGTTGCTCTTAACTGGGACCGACGGAAAGAGCTTGCAAACCGAATCGTTCATCGTTATGATGGAGAAGAGCCACGTGCCAACGGTTTCTTACGAAGAGTACTGACTGCAAACCAGTGGCAAGCCTTACAAGGCGAGCTTACTGGAATGCGGAAAGGGGGTAAAACCCGTTTTATTGAGTTTATTCTGCGGAATCCATTCGTAGGAACGAAGGACATCCACATAGACCGTGTAATAGATTGGTTAGCACTACTAGTGCCTACAATCAATACGGCCAACTCGCTAAAAGCGGATCTTGGGGAAGCAATAAGAGCTGAGCTCTTTAGCTTCGTTAAAAACGTCCACCAGGCTAAGGTTGACGACCTCAATGCATGCATTGGGGCTGCCAGCCGATTAGCTGGGGGAGGACCCAATTCAGATTGGGAACTCCCTCATTACTGGAACTACCTTCAGCAAGCAGTTTCCGCGAAATTCTCTCGAATTTCACGTGATATGCAGGCCGTTGGTCTTTCCATTAAGAAGGTGGAACCAGGTTACTTGCCATCGCTGGAAGCGATCCTCGAGTGGTACCTGACTCTCGAGGCAGTACCCCCCCTTAGCAATCGGTTCGGACAGGATCCTAGATACAATGTATTTAGTGTCCTGAAAGAACTGAAGCTGAGGGAGACACTGGGAAAACCTAAACTTGTAGGTAGGGTAGGCTCAATGAAACTGCCGGCACCTAAGGCGCCGAAAGATTCCTTAAGAGCCCCGCTTCAACCAATCTTATTGGCTGTCGCACGAGCCTTTGGAGTTAAACTCCCGCTCTATGAGATAAAACTCTCTCAACCGAAAGCCTCTTTCTTTGCCACTAATGGCATCAATTGAGGACTTCGAGGTCTCGAGAATAAAGTCTGCTGCATCTCCAAACAGGAATGAAGTGGCTTTAGTACCAGTGGAGGTAGGGATACCTCCTATGGTAGTTCAAGTCTTCAACGAGCTTGAATCTTTAGAGACTTAGGGATTTAGTCATAGGGGAAGTCCCCAAGGGGGCAAGGTGGTAGACAGGACTATCGAGAGATCGGCCCCGAAAGGGATAATCTCTGATGTCTCTGACGTCGGAGAGGTGTAAAAACCTTAAACAATTCGCCCGTGTACAATCCATGGGAAGAGACGCCGAATCGGGTTAACCCGAATAGAGCCCCTACCTCCCTTGTTTCCTTCGGAAGAAGGAAACCCTTGATTCCCGGTCCCGGACTTCGGTTGGTCCCCCCGAAAGGGGAAACAGCCGACTGCTAGCGACAGTTAATCGCTGCGTTCCTGGACGCTAAAACCAAGGTGGAATAAAACTAC